TCGCAAATCGCCACAACCAATGCATTGAGCCAGTTGGTTAATGAGATACAACATATATCAAGAAAATTAGAGCCTAATATCTACGAAGAAGATTCATATATCGATAAAGATTTCTATGACATAAATGAAATTGAGGAGATGTATAAGAATTACAATATATTGAATTTATGTAATATGTACATCGATGGTATGAAACATGATGAGGAATTGTCTCTAAAACTAAAGAGTAAGCTAAAACAATTGTATACACAATGTGCATATAATTACGACACCGACAAATAATGAGGATAGACTATATTGAATTTAAGAACTTTGCATCTTACGGAAATCAAAAGCAAAGAATAGATTTTGTAAAAGAAGGTTCCGAGTTATTTCTAACACTGGGTAAAAATGGTGATGGAAAGACTACTATTGCAAATGCAATTATCTATGCACTTTACGGAAAAGTAGAAGGTGTTAAATTAGCAGACCTACCTAATAGAATCAATAAAGAATTATTAGTAAAGATTGGACTGCAATGTGGTACAATGTTTATTGAAATAGAAAGAGGTATATCACCAAATAGATTCAGTGTTCTAATTAACGGCGTTGAGTTTGATAAAGCCGGTAAGAAATCTGTACAAGAGTATTTAGAAGACGAAGTATTCGGTATTCCATATCACGTATTTAAGAATATAATTATTCTATCAGTAAATGATTTCAAATCATTCCTAACTATGTCTAACCAAGACAAGAAACAGATTATCGATAGAATGTTTGGCTTCTCTATTCTTAATGATATGCAGAGGCAAATCAAAGATGAGAGAAGAGATATTAAATTTGATATAGATTCTTATGACGCTGAGTTAAATCAGATTATGGACTCAATTCGTTCTGTTAGAGGTAAATTAAATACATTACTAGAAGAATCTAAAAGTGTAAACAAATCTAAAATCCAAGAATTAAAAGACCAGTTAGTTTCTCTACATGAGACGGTATTAGATATGGACGCTAATCGTAAGACTGAAGAATCTGCGATGAATAAGTTCAATAAAGAATACAATGAAAAGAGAACAGAAGCTGGAGATATTAAAAGAGAAATTGATTATCTCAATAAGAAGTTAAAGCTATATGAAAGCGGTCACTGTCCAACATGTGAAACTAAGCTAACTTCTGACTGGCATGTAAAACAAAAAGATTCATTCAGTGAAAAGATTAAAGAAGATACAGAGGCTATTAAGTCGATTAAGCTTGAAATGGATAGTCTTCAAACTAAGGCTAATGACGCATCTAAAGCAAAACAAGAGATAGAGTCTCAAATATCAGACAACAAAGTAACAATGCGAGGTCTTAAAGCTGAGTTACTAAAATTAAAAGACACACCAGAGGGAGCTGACTTCGATCACTTAAGAGGACTTATTACAGAGTTTGAAGAAACCGAAGCCAAGAAATCTGCAAAGAGAGATAATCTAAATGGTGACTATAATTTCATGGAAATTGTAGAACAAGTATTGGGTGAAGATGGCGTAAAGAACTTGGCAGTAAAAACTATTCTACCAGGTCTTAATACCAACATTGCAGCTATGGCACAAACCATGCACTTACCTTTCCATATTAGATTCGATGAGAAGTTTAATTGTATTATTAATCACTTAGGTGAAGATATTAATCCAATGACTCTTTCAACAGGTGAACGTAAGAAAGCAGACTTTATCGTTATTGTCGCTATTATTAAAATCTTAAAGTTAAGATTTCCACAACTAAACTTATTGTTCCTAGATGAGTTATTATCTTCAGTAGACCATGATGGCGTCTACAATATTCTGAAGATTTTAAATCAAGTAATCAAAGAACATAAGATAAATACTTTTGTAATCAATCACTCTGTATTACCACATGAGATATTTGACAAGAAGATTCAAATATACCGTGAGAATGGTTTCAGTAAATTTACTACTGAGACTATAGATTAAGAGGGTGATATATACTCTATGGCAACATACAATCTTAAATTTAACAAAGACGACTCAGTTATCAGACATATTGTTGTTGGTCTATTAGCAGACCTCAATAGTAAACTGAGTTTTTTTAGACAAATCAGCAATGACGAGAGAGTTATTGTTGATGTTCCTTTCTTTTATGCAGTTTCAGGAGATGAAAACTTTTTAAAAGATTCATTTCTATTTTCAAACGTCAACGGTCCAGGTTGTGACCCTGATGGTGAGTTTGCAGATGGTAACTATGATAAAGTACCAAGAGGTATTGTAAACCTAACGTCATTTGCTGTCGATCCATCTAAGCTAGTTAATAAAAGAAATATGGGACAATACTCTATGATGAATGAGCAAGGTCTTATGGAAGGTTTTGTTGCTGAATTTGAAATGATTCCATGTGTTATTGGTGTAGATGTTGAAATTCTAGTATCAAGTCAATTAGACTTATTTAAAGTTACAGAAGCTATTGTAAAGAAAATGTACAAGGCTAATTTCTATAATATAGATGCAGGTCACTTAGAAGAGGGTACGTACAGAATTTCTTCCGAGTATATGATGCCAGATGATTACACACAGGAAAGACCTGTAGAATATAGCTTCGATGACAAACAAAATCATAAGATTACATTTAGTCTAGAAGTTAACTCATTTGTACCTTCATTTGATTTTGAAGAAGATACTTACCAAAAGTTCACTAGAACTACTTTTGCTAACGCAATTACTGGCGACTATGGAGATCCAAATGGATTCTTAGACCCTACTGTACCACCAAGTGTTTATTACGACTGTAACACTGGATTTAAGTGGGAGTCTAATGGTGAAGCATGGATTAAAACAGGAGAAGGATTCTCTTGTTCAGATCTTAATCTTATTGCTACATTTGGAAATGAACAAAACACAGAATCTCAAATTAAGAGAGTTAGCAGAAGAAGAAAACAGTCTAACAGAATGTTTACTATTAAAAACGGACCAGGGCCTGATGTTACCACTTCAGAGGACCAAAAGTCAATGCTTGGAGATAATTACAATGTAACCGGTAGGGAATATCCGTTTGGAGGTAAAATAGACGAATAATTTGACTGATATATACTTTATAGAAAATAAAATAACTAAAATGGCAAATCAAGACAACAATAAAATTATCTCACCAGTATTAGAACATGGCGATGGTCATATCTTTAACGTGGCTGGTACTAATTTTAAAGTAACTGGTTCTCACATTGAGCCAGTAGAAGAAACTAACGATGTGTTCAAAACACTAGTTGCTGCTAAAAATTTATTTACAGTTAATGAGTCTGGTATTTCTTTTTACTACGACTATAACAATAAAAAATGTGTTTCTAAAATAGAAGAAGGTTCTTTAGAAAACTTTGAAAAAATGAATGACTTAAACGAAAGATTATCTTTCTTAAATGAGTCAGCAAAGAAACTTAGATTATCTGGTAAAAAAGGTGAAGCTCTAGAGACTGTAACAAAAGAGTTAGAGCAAGTTGCTGAAGAGTTAAATGAAACTAAGAATTCTGCAATCTCTGTAAGATTCTCTTACGTAAAAGAGTCTAATAAATTTTTTGCAGGTAATATAGAAGTAGCGACGGGTAGTACAAGATTATCTGAGCACTTCTTTTCAGCTGCATATATTAAATATGCTGACAAACCTATATTTGAAACTTTCCAAGTTGCTGCAGAAAACTTTGATTCTTACAAAGTTTTAGATTTTGTAGAAGAGTCTACAAAAGACCAAATCACTGTAGTTTCTATGAAAGCAGAAAATAACGCTTTTGTTTATAGAAGAAACAACGATACTAAAATTGTAGAATTCAAGAAATTATTAGCCGATGCTGCTGTGGATTATGTAGCAGAACAAACTGGAGCTGATGTCACTGAATTATATGCAGATGTTTTAGAGTCTTTAGTTGAAAGAAGAAAAGCTAAGAATGAGAAAATAAATCTATTCAAGGAAATGTTATCATTCTTACACGACCAAGTTGGTAGATTAGCTGAAGCTGATAGAAATCTAGAAGATATTAAAGCTGCTGATAATTTATTAAAATCAGAAATCAAAAGAATCTCTGAAGAATTAGATGAAGTACAGAATGAAGACCTTCTTAATATTGAAGATGGTTACGTAGATGCTCAGCTAAAAGTAGAATCTGATGATTTAGCTGCTGAAACAGCTTTAAAAGTTGATGCAGTAGAATATACACAAGCTGGTAAAAACGATATTCTAACAGTGTTCGTTAATGATGAACCAAGAAGAATTGAAAAGTTTAAAATTGCATTAAACGCAGAAGATAACGTTTAATCATTTTACCTAAACCTCACAAATTCTAGAAAAAGCCCGTTTCGAAACATTCGGGCTTTTTTTCATATAATAGTAAATTAAATTAATTAATCGTGCCAAGAAAAAAGAATTATCTAAACAACAGAGACCTTTACGATCAGATCGTTCAGTCTTTAGCGGATGATAAGTTAACAAAGGACGCTGAGAAGATGTTAATTCTTCTGGCTGAGAGGGCAATCAGAAAATTAGTGTATGTAAATGCTGATGATAGAAACGACTGTTTACAATTTGCTATTTTAGACCTCTTAAAATACTGGAGAAACTTTAATCCAAAGTATACAAATGCATTCGCATATTTTACAGAAATAGCAAAAAGAGGTTATGCTAAGGGATGGAACAAAATCCACCCTACTAAATATAAGAATACTATGTCCATGGACCGTATCAACACTGCGAGCGGTGACGGCGATGGAGGAATGTTTAACATATAAATGTCAATTAAAAACTTAAAACCACGTGGAAATTCAGGATTTGTTCAAGGCTACTTTACTCCAACCAACCCGGATAAGTATATTGGACCAACCCCTGTTATTTACAGATCCTCATGGGAACGTAAGTTTATGATTATGTGCGACACAAAGGAAAATGTAATAAAATGGTCTAGTGAACCTGTAGAAATTAAATATATTTCTAGAATTGATAGTAAACAACACAAATACTATCCTGACTTCTATATGAAAACTCTAAACGAAGAAGGTCAAGAGGAAGAGTTTATAGTAGAGATAAAACCAGAGGCACAGATTAAAAAGCCTAGACCACCTCTTAAGAAATCTAAGAAAGCATTAGAGTCCTATAAGTTTTTAGCAGAACAGTACGTTAAGAATACAGACAAATATAAATATGCTCAAGCCTGGTGTGAAAATAGAAACATGAGGTTTATTGTGCTAACTGAAAAGACACTTAAATAATGGGCGAAATTAAAAAAGGTATTAGACTATTAGCAAGAGAGTCTGGAGGAAAGTCCAGGGCTATGACAGATGCTATGGACTGGTTCGATAGTTCTAGAAAGGGCATTCGAGAAACTGCAGTACAAAAAACTGCAAGAAGATTCAGACCAGGACAAGTCTACGTATTTAGATATGACGATCCTAAATACGCTGAATGGTGGGATAGAAACCCCTGTGTATTAGCATTAGACCCAGCAAATAATAATGACTGTGGTATTAATCTTAATCTATTACCACCTAATGTAAAGGAAGAACTACTAGATGTGGTTTACGAAAGATACCAAGGTTATTTGAAAGGACAATCAAATAAACCTGCAAAAGCACAGGGACAATTATCGTTAAGCTATGATGGAGCTAAGAATTTTCTTGGCAAATTTGGCTTTGATTTTGCGATTAGACAATATATCCCTAGTCGTAAAGCACAACAAGCAGTGGTATCATACGAACACTGGTCTAGGATAGCATTATGTGACTTTCTTGAGCTAGAAGGTAAGACAATCGGAGCTATCAGAGCATTGTTCAGAAACCACCTAAATAAATGAGATATATAAAACAGAAATAATACTATATTATGGCAGGATTTACTGACAAAAGAAACGGACCTTTAAGCTCTAACAGCAGACCATTTAGCCTCTCCAATACATTGAAGACGCTAAGTTCTTTTGGTATGCGTTATGATGACATGGTGCTCAGACAATCTCAAGCTATTGGTCCAATGGAAGACCAGTTCGGCTACAGAGAGATGAACCCGTTTGGTTTAGATAACGATGACATCTATGGTGCATTTGCCGCACTATCAATGGGTGACATTAATATGAAGAAGAACGTACCGTTCTTTGACATTGATTATCCAGGTAAAAGAGATGAATTGAGAAGATTCTCAATGAACGATGAAGTTGAAGATATTTTAGATATACTTTGTGATGAGGCAATTGTATATGATGATAAAAATTTCTTTGCTCAACCAGATATTATGGGTCTTGATGTTTCCGATGAGGTTAACAAAGACCTTAACAAATACTTCAAACAAATCTATCACTATTTTGGTTTTAATGGTGAACAATCAGCATGGTACTTCTTTAGAAAATTCTTAGTTGATGGTTACTTATCATTTGAAATAATTTATTCACCAGACCAAAAAGAAATTATAGGTTTTAAAGAATTAGACCCAGTAACACTAATGCCAGGTTACAATAAAGATGATGGCAAAAAAGTGTGGGTACAATATAAAGACGATCCAGTAAAAGAAAGAATTCTTTATGACTCTCAAATTATTTACATTTCATATTCTTCCCTTTCAACTACTTCAAGAGTTAGTTACGTTGAGAGATTAGTAAGATCGTTTAACCTACTTAGAATTATGGAACACACCAGAGTAATCTGGGCAGTAACCAACGCTTCATTCAGAATGAAGTTTATTATTCCTGTTGGTGGTAAATCTAAAACAAGAGCAAAACAATCGTTAGCTCAACTGATGAATAACTATAAAGAAGTCGTTGACTTTGACTTCGAGTCTGGTTCATTAACTACAGACGGTAAACCAATGCTACAATTCTCTAAAGAATACTGGTTACCTTCTAAAGATGGTGAGCAACCAGAGATTGAAACTCTTGGTGGTGAAGGACCAGATCTATCAGATACAGAAGCACTTAAATACTTCAATGATAAACTTAAGCAAGTTTCTAAAATTCCTTACAATAGATTCTTATATGAAGATGACGGTGGTGACTTTGCATTAGCAGGTGACGGTATGGTAAGAGATGAAATCAAATTCGCTAAGTTTATTAATAGATTAAGATCTATTTTCCAAGAGATTTTGGTAAAACCACTTTATATCCAAATGTGTCTTAAATACCCTGAGTTCCAAGACGATCCACAGTTTAAAACTCAAGTAGCTTTAAGATATAATGAAGAGAATGTATTTGCTGAATTAAAGAATCAAGAAATTATGCAATTGAGACTAGACTTTATCTCAAGCATGAGAGATTCTCTGATGACAACTAACCAAGAAACTATGGAAGAAGAGTACTACTTCGACCAAGAATATCTTGTTACTAAATATCTAAAATTATCCGAGGATGAAATTAGAGCAAACAAGGCGTTTAAGGCTAAAGCAGAGAAAGCAGCTGCTGATGAACCTGAACCAGAGGACCCAATGGCACTCTAACCTAGATTTAGTAGAAAAACAGATATATAAAACATGAACACTAATATGAAAATTTTTAAAACCTTTGAAGAATTCATTGCAGAGGACGCTTTGAAAGCAGGTGAAGAATCCGACATCTATGTGGAGCCAGTTAAATTAGATTCTGGTCCTGAGATTAAATCGGCTGAAATCCTAGGGGCTATTACGGCATCTAAAACTGAAAAAGAATTCAAAGATTACTTCTTTGGTGAGTATGGACAGGATGCTTTTGCAGAAGGTGAGATGGATATTTTAGTAAAATATTATCTAGATAAAGAGACCGAAGATGCGGAAGATGAGAAAGAAGCTGAGAAGGAAGAGGAGAAAGAAGCCGAAGGTGATGGTGGCGCAGAAGAAGATCCGTTAGCAGGTATTTAACATATTAAGATATTCACGAAATAGAAGATGATATATATTAAAAATAATAAAAACCATAGATATGGCAAAAGTTAACGATTTACTGATCGTCGAAATGTCCTCTAGTCAGCTGAGCGTAGCTCAATCGGATAATAAAGAGTACATCCTCGAAGGTATTTTTGGTGAAATAGATACTAAAAATAAAAACAACAGAATTTACACTGAAGATGAGTATGTTCCTCAAATTCAAGCTTTACAAGACAAAATTAAGTCTTCTAAGCTTTTAGGTGAACTAGACCATCCTCAGCAATTTGACGTTTCTCTAAAAAATGTTTCGCACATTATAGAGGAACTTTTCTACGATAAAGACAATAAGCATGTAAAAGGTAAAATCAGATTATTAGATACTGATGCTGGTAGACAAGCTAAAGCATTAGTTGATGCTGGTGTACCTTTACAAATCTCCTCAAGAGCTGCAGGAGCCGTAGAATCAAATGGTAAAGTAAAAATTAAGCAATTATTCACTTACGACCTAGTTGCAGATCCTGGATTTGCTAACGCTGAGTTAAAGAGAGTTAACGAGTCGTACGGTTTTGATAATGAGTCTGGACTTTGGATTTATGAAATGAATGGCGAAGTACCAGAAGCTAAAGAAGAAATTACAACAACAAACATAAATACAGAAATAAAAGAAAAAAACATGGCAGAATTTGTAAAAGCTGAAGATTTCCATAAGTATTCTGAGTACTTAGCTAACGAAATTAAAGCAATAAAAGAGTCTATCGGAGCAACAAGCGAAGATAACACGTTAGAGAATGTAAAGTCTCATAACGATCACATCGTCGAGCGCGTTAATACTCTCTCAGAATACGTTGAGTATTTAGCTGGCAAATTAGACGAGTCAATCCAGTATTCAGAGCACGTAGCTGAAAAAGCAGATCAAGGTATATCTTATACTGAGACTGTTGCTGAAAAATTAGATCAAGGTATTCAATACTCTGAGCATTTAGCTGAGGCTTTAGGTCAGGTCAAAGAATACAATGACTATTTAAAAGAAGCGCAAGAAACTGCTGGTGATACAAATAAGAACTTATTATCTTATGTTGAATACTTAAAAGAAAACTTACAGAATGTTTCTGAATATGCTGAATATATTGCAACACAAATCAACGAAAACTTAGTTGAAGAAGTTGAAGAAACTCCAGAAGTAGCTGAAGAGGAAGAAGTTGAAGAAACTGAAACTCCAGAAGTTAAAGAAGAGGATGAAGCTGGCGAAGGTGCTGAAGAAGTAGTCGAAGAAGAAGGCGAAGAAGTTGAAGAAACTGAAGAGGTTGCTGAAGAAGACGAGGCTGGTGAAGGTGCTGAAGAAGTAGCTGAAGAGGATGAAGCTGGTGAAGGCGCAGAAGAAGTAGTCGAAGATGAAGTAACTGAAGAAGAAGTTGAAGAAACTGAAGAGGTTGCTGAAGAAGACGAGGCTGGTGAAGGTGCTGAAGAAGTAGTTGAAGACGAAGTTACTGAAGAAGAAGGTGAAGAAGTCGAAGAAATGCACGATGAAGAAAAAGAAGAAGTAGCTGAAACTGAAGAAGCTGAAGAAGTTGAAGAAACTGAAGAAGTTGCTGAAGAAGATGAGGCTGGTGAAGGTGCTGAAGAAGTAGTCGAAGACGAAACTAACGAAGAAGAAGCTGCTGAAGAAGTAGAAGAAATGGAAAATGAAGCTACCGAAGAAGTTGAAGAAACTGAAGAAGTAGAAGAAATGGAAGAAGAAGCAACTGAAGAATCTGAAGAAACTAACGAAGAAGAAGCTGCTGAAGAAGTTGAAGAAACTGAAGAAGTAGAAGAAACTGAAGAAGTTAAAGAAGAGGAAGAAGAAGTTGAAGAATCTGCTTTAGATACTTACAAAAAAGAAATTTCATCTAAATTAGATGCATTAGTAGATGCTGCTCAAGTAAAAGAAAATGAAAATCCTGCATTCTTAAATGTAGTATCAGGTTCTGTACAAGAGGCTTACAATGCACTAAATGAAGATGCAAAAACTGAAGTTAGAAACAGAGTTACAAAAAGAGCATTTATGAATGAGGCACAAATTAGCGCAATCATTGAAAACGCAAATGCTGTTGTTGAAGCTAAGAACAACGAACCATTCTTTATGACTGCAGCTCCTGCAGAATATAAAGAGAAGTTTGAAGCTCTAACTGAAGGAAAACAAAATCAAATCAAAGCTCAAGCGAAATACCATACTCTAAATACTGAGTATCAAGTTAGAAACTTCTGGGAAACTAGAGATCTAAGAGAGGTAAAAGTTGACCTAGAAAAGTTAGCTCCAGTTAACGAATCAGCAGTTGCTGAGAAGAAAGACGAGCCACTATATGATGTGTCTAACTACGCTGAAGGCTTAAAGAAAAGATTTAAAAAGTAAAGATATATAATTAATCGACGATATAGGGTATCGAAGCAGAAAACCCAAGCAAGTCGAGTTTCGAAAGAAACACTTAAACAACCATTAAAAAAACAAATATTTCAAAATGGCAAATTTAATTAACGAAGCTGAAATCAGAAATACTTGGTCTCCAATCATTGAAGAGGCTACTGGTATCAATGAATCAGCAAAGCTAGCTTGG